CATAATCTAATATAAATTCATCATATCCACCTGCTGTAATTAATAAATCATTTGGTAACTCATAATCAAATACTTCTTCTGTGGTAGTATTCTTAAATCTTAGAACCCTATTTTTTAAATATAATGTATCACTAGGAAATAAATTATCATGAGGATATAGATATGATATATTATCTGATGTTGGATATATTTTCACATATATTGGTTCACTTTGATTAATTTGTGTAAAGCTTACTGTTCCATTTGTACTTTCTTGTGATGTTGTTATGTCTGCTATATCTCCTATTTTAGAATTTAATTCATTAACTGTTTGTTCTACAGAGCTTATCTTTTGGTTTTGGTTATCTATTTCTTGTATTGCTTGTGTTATTTTATTGCTCTCTCTATCAACTTTTATGGTTAAATCTTTTATTTTCTGTTTATTTCCTATTAGCTTTGTTTCTTCTTGTTTTTCAGTATTTACGTTTAAACTATATCCCCCATTCCATCCTCCATAATACTCTAAATCATAACTTACTATTGTTGGATATGTATTTACTCCATCTTCAAATGTTATTATTTCTCCTACATTTAAATTGAAATCTATTGGGCAGTTTGTTGTAGTAAAACTATAAAACTCAAATGTTTTTAGTTCGTTATATATTTCTTCGACTTCTTTTTGTTCTGTTATAAATACATTTTCTCCATTTAAATATAATGTGTTGCCTTCTTCATTTCCATATTCGTATTTTAATGTGCCCAATTCATACACAACTTTTGTTATTGCATGTTTTTCTCCTATTTTAAAATCAGCACAATCATCAATGCTTATTGTTTTCATACTAGGTGTATTTTGTTTGTATAAATACAATATATCATTGTCTATCCTGGCATATCCACCATTTAATTCTGCTATATAGCCTATGTATTGTCTTGCTGTTCTTGTATTGTCGTACCAACTAATTGGCTTGTCATGTCCTCTAAAATCATTAGTACCTAATGTTAATCCTGTTTTGCCACAAATATCTTGTACAATTGCTAAAAGTGTGGTGGAACCGATTTATAAAGATTTGAGAAGCATCATAATAAAATTCTAAATCAATCATTTTGTCTGTTAAGGTATATGTATATGTATAATCATCTTCTTCTATATTATCTACTACTAAAACAGCAAATACGTTTCCGTTATCTTTCAGTGTAACTATGCTTGGTTGAATTGACACTCCCTCTTTTGCTACTATTAATGTATATTTGCTTGATACTGTTGCACCTAATTTAAAACTTTCATTAAACATTTCTGCATTTACATTTAGCCCTGTGACATTGTCTTCGTTAATTAATGCACCATCAAAAAATACTTGTATCATTGTCCGCCCACCTTCTTTGCTTGTACTATGTTAAAACTTAACTCTTTCCAAGTAGCTCCTGTATCTTTGTTCTGTTGCATACTTACAGATACTTTACTTACATATGCTTCAAATTCTAAAAGTCCATTGCTACCAAACAATGGACTTTTTAATCTTACACAAAGTGGATAATTATTGATCATAGTTAAGATTGATTCTAACTCATTTTCTGTTAAATAATTAAATGAAAATGCACCTTTAAACCATTTTTTACTTACTATTGACCTATTCAAATTTCCTGTAGTAACACTTCTATATGAGTTGCTATCTAAATCTTCCCAGTCTATTTTATATGAACTAGGTGTTTTCATTTCTTGATAAGTTCCGCCCTGAACTTGCCTTTGCTTCCCATAACATACTACATCACCACACTTTCGCCTAATTGTCTACTTCTGCCATTAATATATTGTAAACTTGCTTTTCCTACATCTTTAACTGTTGTATATGGGTTTATGTCTATATTTTTTATTGCTTCTATTACTTGATTTAATAATGAATTGGTTTCAGAATTACTATTTCCAAAATATTCCTGAGAATTGAATTTTTTAGGTATAACCGCTTCTCCCTTATGTATATATGCTAGTTGGTCTTCTGGTACAAAGTTAGTACCTACTGCTAATTGAGGAATTTGTGGAACTGGTAATGGATTCCATCCCCAAAACCCGTCAAATGGCTTTGCTCCCAATATATTAACTCCTTTTATTTTGTTTAATATGCTATTTACAGTATTAAAAGGTGTAGCTATTACCTTATTTATACCTTTAATTATTGCATTTACAGCTGATTTAAAAGCATTTACAACTCCATCCTTCATTCCATTAAATATTTGTCCTCCTCTTGAAAATGCATTTAAAATCCAATTCCATACAGTTGTAAATTGTTTCCATACACTTTGCCATAATCCAGCGAAAAAATCCCCAACAGGTTGTATCACTTTATCATATATCCATTGTGCCACTGAGCCTAATGTTTGTTTTATTTCGTTCCAATGTTTGTAAACAGCTAAACCTAATGCTGCCACTATTCCAATTATTGCAGTTACTAATGCAGGTATTCCTCCAAATAGAATTGCTACTCCTGTTACTGCCAATGCTATTCCTCCTAAAACAATAATAAAATTTGACCAAGTAGGGTCTTTCAAGTATTTTATTATTCCTTCAATTGTAAGCCAAATGCCTGCAATTATTGAGCTTATTCCCAAAAACATTGTCCAATTGTTTTTTAATATTGTAAATAATGGTGTGAGTTTAGTTGATATAATTCCTATTGCATTTCCTAAACCAGAAAATGCATTTATTAAATCTAATATTTTTATTGTTGCTATTGCAGTACCTATACCAATAAATAATCCTAATATTGATGATTTATTCTTTTTTATCCATGCTCCAAATCTCTCTATTCTATCTGCCCATGTTGTATCTATTTCTACATCTTCTAAACCTCCAAATCCTCCTGCATCTATTCCTGCTCCTGTGTCTGTATCTAAATTGGTTAATTCATCAAATCCGCCTAATGCTTTATTTAATCCTTTAGCACTTTTAACTGTTGCATTCATAGATTTAGAAGTTGCCCTAGCTAATAAGTCCACACCTGTTAAAGCTTTTATGAATATATTGATATATTTTACCGCTTTAGCTAATATGTTAGCAATTCCTTCTATAATAGGTGCTAACATAGCTCCGTAGTCCGACTCCAAATAGATTGTAATCTATTTGCTAACTTCGTATCTTGTGATAAATAAGCAGAGGATGCCTTGCTTACTAATGCCCAAATACTTCTTATGCTAAATAATGATAAGCCAAAACGTTTGATTTTTGTTGTCATTTTTTCAAGTTCTTTTGACATTGCTGAATTTGTTCTCTTTGAAGCCACGTTCAATTCATTCTGTTTTCCAATTAATAAATTATATTGATTTGTTAATCTTTCTAATTGAGCTTCTGTTTTTAATATTTCGTTATAATTAAATTTAGAACTTGTTGCAGGTCTTGACTTTAATTTGTTTAATTTAGAAGTTAACTGGTCTATTTGATATTTTAAATTTTCTATCTGTGCTGTATTAGCATTAAGATTTACTTTTGGATTAGCTATTTTTGAAAAACTGCTTTTAATTTTTTGCATCTTTTCATTAAACTTATTCATTATAAGTTCAAGTTCTATGCCATATTTTTCATTCATCTAATTAGTCCTTTCTGCTTTGCCCATTCTTCTTTTAAAAAGTCTGGCATTGCTATTGTCTTCTTTGGTTTTTCAAGTTCTGGGTTTGCTTCCTCTGGTGTTTGAGGGTATTTATCCATAAGTTGACACAAATTCCCTTGCTTCCATAATCTATAACTTAATCCTTGTTTTCGTTGTTCTAATGTTCTTTTTAACTCGTAAATTGTCATTTCATATAATTGTTCAAATGTTAAATCGAACTGTAATAATTCATCGTAGAGCATCTCTACATATTTTGTTGTAGAATAATCCTCTACGATTTCACGTTTTTTCTTTCTTGTATTAATTTCATTTTGTCTTCATCAGACATTTCATTTACTTTTTTTCTTTCTTCCATAATATTGTCTAAATCTTCTTGACTTAATATTCCTGACACTACTAGTGTTGGATATATAAGTTCCATTAAAATAGTTTCTATTGTATAGCCTTCATCTACTAATTCATCATAAAAGCTATATGCCATATTTCTTGTGAACGCTTTTCCTGTTCCGCTTCTCATGTATTGTAATAGTGTTACTAGTGATGTAATTGACCCTTGTTGTACATAATCTATTAATATGCAATTGTATGTTTTTTCTATTTTTTCACAATCTATTGAATTTAATCTTAATTCAATTTCTTCTTCTTTTAGTTTAAAAATAAAACTTTTCATTTTACCCTCCATTATTTATAAAAAAATAACGGCAAGTATTGTTCTTGCCGTCTCTATTACTCTGTTGGAATTGTTACTTCTGGTTCACCATTTGGTGCTAAGTGCATTGTGAACTTCTGTAAATCTCCTGTGCTTCCACCCTGCATTGTATATCTAACTTTAGAATCAAATTCTACTATTATTCCATTAGCATAAGTTAATTTGAAATAGTAGTCTTCTCCACTCTCAGCCATATCATATACTAATTTTATATTTGCAACATTTGTAGGATCTTCACAATTAAATTCAAAGTCAAACTCTGGTGCTGGTTGTAATCCTAATATATTTGTTTCAAATTTTGTATTGTCTAAATCTGTAGTATCTATTTTATTAGGATTGCCGCCCTATGTCTGGTATTGTTATCATTCCAAATATTTGAGCAAAGCTTCCTTCTTTTGTTGCTGAATATTCTAATTTTGAGCCATTTAAAGCTTTATATTTTGCATCCGCTCTTCCCATTTTATTACCTCCTATAAAAAATAAAGACTTTAAAAAGCCTTTATAGTATAAACTTGTTATTTATTTCATTATAATCTGCATATCCTTTTATTTTTGTCTTAATTAAATCATCTGTTGATGTTACATCCTCTGAATTACATTTAAAATTCAATTCCTTCAATTTGTTTATTATATCCTCTGTAGCAGCATCTACAATTAATTGAGTATTTTCTGTTGCATCTACTAATCTGACTATATATCCAGTTATATTAACTCTATAAGTACAATTTTTATTAAAGTCTGCTCCCATATAATTGGTAGATATATCATAACCAAAATACGTAGTGTTTTCTACTACTATATCATCTGCTATAATTTTTCCACTCTCGACACTTGTTAATTCTTCTAAAACACTTTGTATACTTTCTCTCATTTTGACCTCCTAATTGCCTCTGCAACATTCTGCTTGTACGTCATTATATTATTGTTTAGTGCAGGGTTAAAATGCGGTTTTGGTTTTTGTGCTTTTGCCACATAATAGTCAACACCATTTATAGTTATTTTTTGACCTATTGGATGTTTCACTTTTGCAGTAGGTACATACCAATATTGATAATTACTTATAAAAAATGTTTTTGTTTTCCCTATATGTGGTTCTAGTGCATAAATACCTGTTCCATTCTCTATCATTCTGCCTATGAAATGACCATCTGCACTTTTCATGTCAGTATATATAGAAGTTTTAATAGTTTGTCCTTCAACTTCTGTTTTGCTTACTTTAATAGAATTTGCATACTCCCCATTAGGCTTTGGAGAGTATTCTCTTGCATCTTCTTGCATCTTTTCAGCAGTATCTCTCTGGGCTTGTATTAAATTTGATTTTAAGTTTCGTTTGAATTTATCTAAATCTCCACTTATTTGTACTATTGATTTCATTTAAATCAACTCCAAATCTATTCCGCTTTGATTTACTGCTTTTACCTTGTACTTTCTGTTTTTTATAACTATATAATACATACTTATATTGTCTGATTTGTTGGTAGCTCTATCATACAAATAATTTTCTAAAACTTTATTTGTTGACCTTATTCTCAACATCTTATAGACATTTGCTCCATATATACTTGCTGATATTTCATCAGTTAATTCTTGTGTTTGAACTTTATATATCTTAATGTCATTTAACGTTTCAACATATGTTCCATTACTTTGCTTTGTTTTGATGGATTTTTTTAAAGTGGCATTTTCTAAAAATCTTAGTATAATCTTCTTAATCCTGCCTTTACTATATCATCTCTCATTTTACTTATAACATTATCAAAAGATAAACTCTTGCCACTTTCACTTATAGAGCTTAATCCTTCTCCACCTCTGCATAAATAAATTGATTTTACAGCTATTTTTATATAAGGATATAATCTTTCATCATTTTTTGATAAATGAGAAATATTAGAGGCAATAGAGCTTACTTCTTGATAGATATCTATTAATACTTCTTCATCTTCATTTTTAAAATTGGCTCCTAAATCCTCTATAATTCTATCTATTGTTTCTTCCATTCTATTGCCTCCTTGATTATTCTACTTTTTTCTTAGAAGTTACTCTCTTTTCAGCTTTAACTTCTTTATAATCAGCAGATTTTTTTATTTGTTCTAAAACAAATTCATTTGTAACTTTTAAAATTACTCCTGTATTTTTGTTTTTAAATTCCATTTATATCATCCTTTCAATTAAGCATTTGCTTTATAGAATATTAAATCAGGCATAACAGCCTTTGTTCCTTTATAAGCAAATAAACCAAAAGCAGTAGAATCTGATAATTGAACTTTTTCTGGATTTGATATAGATGTCATTACTGGTTGAGCAATAGCTCCTTTACACATTACTATATAATCTACATCTTCTGGTAAGAATACACTTGAATATACTCTTGCATTGTTGAATATTCCGCCTTCCCAGTTTGCTACTAATCCTAATTGATTTGAATTTGGTATAGCATTGATTTTATTTCTTAATTTTCCGTATACAGAAGGTTTTGCAACTACTTCTATCATATTTCTTGGAATACCTTGAACATAATCATTTTTTACTGTTTCTACTGTTTGAATCGCTAATTCTATTTCATCTGCTATATCTGTTACTTCTGCAGGTATTGTTAAAGTACTACCACTTGTTTTTGCTTCAGTAAAGAATTTAGTATCTAATTCTACTGCTAATCCGTCTTGATGATTTTTTGTTCTTCTTTCTATTAATCCATTTACTCCATACATTCTTAAGTCTTTTTCTTCTATTTCTTCGATGTATTCTGTATCATCATTAATTGCAATAGTTACAGGTTCTGCTTTTAATTTATCAGCTTTTCCTGCTGTTCTTGCTGTTCCATAAGTTTTTCCTGAAGCATTTACAAATCTTTTTGCTTCAACTGTTCCACTTGTTGGATCTCCGCTTAAATCTGTATTTTTTAATTGAGATGCCAATGTGATATGTTGTAAGTTTTCTACAACTTTTCCATACTCCTCTGCTAATTTTTCCTTTCCGCTTGTTTGTAATTCAATAGATAATGCGTCTATTCTTGCCATATTAAATTCCTCCTTTTATTTTTTAAAATATTGCTGGTATTGACTTAGGTTGGCTACCTGCCATACCATCTGTTTTTGTTATTGGAGTATCTTCTTTTAATCTCTCATTAACTGTTTTTTCTACTGCCTTATTAAAAACAACCAATAAGTTGTCGATATTCTCGTTTAACTTTTCAGCTGTTACAGTTTTAAAATCAATTAAATTAAGTAAAGATACCTCTAATCCTTTTTCACTTGCTATTTCTACTGCTTGTTCTTTTAATTTATAAGCATTCAGTTCTGCAAGTGCACTATTTTTTTCTTGCTTAGCTTTTTGAGCTTCATATTCAAGTTTTTGTTCTTTGTTCATCTTTGCTAATTTTTCAGCTTCTGACTTTTCAGCATCATTTATTTCCTGCCACTTTGTCTTTGCTGTTTCAATAGCTTTTTGAACCCTCCTGTCAAATTCTGCTTGATTTCCTTCTCCTTTTAAAAAGTCATCAAATGTTGTTGTTTTTGTTTCTTTTTCAGTTCCCACTGGTTCATTGTTAGCCCCAGCATTAACATCTTTATTTGGTTCTTGACCTTCCATATTATCCTCCTTGCCCCAGCCATTGTATTTCTACCCCAGCCATTGCATTTGTATATTTTGTTTATTTTGTTTCGCCTAACTACAAGAAAAACGGCATAAAAAAGAGACGTACGTCTACGTCTCAATATATATTTTAAAAATTTAATAACTAAATAAAAAACACCTGCTTTTGCAAGTGCTTTGTCTATTCTATTACCATCCTGTTATTTCAACTAATTTGTATGTAGCAACTTTTTCTGTTACAAGTCCCATTGCTTTATATTTCCATGTAGCATTTGGTTCAAGATTATTGATATTATCAATTGCTGTTCCTAATTGTGCTCCATTAGAATCATATAAATTAAAGGTTACCTCTACATATGAATAAGTTTTGTCTGTATTGTTTTTTATCTCACCTTCAATCCAAGTTGTTCCTATACTGTCAACAGTCTTAGTATCAGATATTAAAGTAAATTTTTCTTGTTCTGAATTAGTAGGTGTTGCACCTCCACCAGATGCAATTGCTCCTATTCCAATTATAGCTATAAATACTCCTAGCAAAACTCTTATTATGCCCTTTTTTTGTTTTTTCCCACATTTAGGACAAACTTTTGCGCTTTTACTAATTTCTGAACCACATTCTTTACAATTTTTCATTGACATTTTAATACCTCCTTTATATTAAAGGAATTATATTACAAAGCATATAAAAAATCAATGTTATTTATTTAATTCATTTTCTAAATATTTTTCGTATTCTTCCATTGTTTCTTTATCATATTCCCAACCTTTGGGTTGCTTGTTGTATATTTTTTTATATTGCTCTCTTAAATTATATGCCTTTTCAGATAATGTCATATTCTTTCAACAACCTTTCCCTAATTCTATTTAATGGTTCTATTTCTTTAATTAGTTTTAGTGAATATAAATTATTAGTAATATCAGCTGTTATTATATTTGATACCACTTCACTATATTTAACACTATGGATTTTCCATTTAGAACTATCGTGATAAAATGCTCCTCTGATTTTATTATTTGTTACTGCTGAGAAAATATCACTAATAGTCATATTTAGTTCATAATTTGTATCATTCATAAATAAATCATAATATTTTTGTTTATTGTTCATAATTTCTATGTTTGCTAAATTAATTTGTGTTTCTAGAAAATATTGATTATCAACACAAATATTCTTTCTTTTGTCTATCATATGCACAATTTCATGCGTTAAACTTTCCTTAATATCATAACGTTTGAAATTTGGATGAGTTGGATTAACAAGTATTTTATCTTTATCCTCACTATATCTCATTGGAATATCTAAATTGTTATCTATTTTAATGTTATCTTTTGTCAGATATTTGTTAAATAATTTCTTTTCACGAGTATTTAGTTTTATGTTTTTTAATAGTGGCTTTACATCTTTACTTACCTTAGGTATATCAAAATTATACTCTATTTCTTGGATGTTTTCAACTGTATTTATATATTGAATCGTACTTCTACACCAATGGAACCCATCGTCGATAGGTGGCAAATTTAAGCCCTGTACTAAACCATAACAACGATATTTTTTTATTGTATCATTTGTTTTAGAATATCTATAAAATTCATTCCAGTCATGCACATCAAAAACTTTTCCATCTAAACTTTTACACATCTTAGTTGTTGCGTTATCTTCTACTGCAATAAATTTAACCTTTGCATTTTTATCAAAGCTATAAATGCCTTCTGTTTTTGCTTTATTATTCATTCCTATTAAAGTTAAGTCTATATCTCCTGATATTTTATCTCCATTTATATTCAGTCTAGCATTTTGTTGCCTCTTAATTAAGTTTTGATATATATCATTTGTTATATCTATTTCTCTTTGTTGCTGTAAATCAATTGTCGCTTGTCTATATATTTGTTCTGCATTGTATTTTGTAATTGCGTCTATATATTCTTGCCATATATAACCTTTGACATTTGGCATAGCCATTAAAGAAAGAAAGAAAACGTCTGTAATATCAAACATTTTCTTTTTCTCTTTTAAATATTTGTTTACTTCTTCCTGCCCTTGCTTATAATAATAATTAGTTTCTTCTTTAAATACATTACTTTCATATTCGTCTAATTTGCTTTGTTGTACTATGTAGGCACTATATATTAATAATTCTAGTATCTCGCTATTTTTAACTCTTGTTTTGTTGTATATTTTATTAGCTAAAACACCAAAATAGCCTTTTAATAAGCCTTTATCTTTCCATTCCTCTATGTATGTATTTATTCTTTTCTTTGTTTTTGTGTTTGCGATACTATATAAACTATTAAAATCAAAATCTAAGCTACTAAATATCTCTTGGAGTTTGTTTTGTGTTTGTTTGCTTATCTTGTTGTATATTTGTTTTAACTCTTTCATCTTGTTGTCGTGATACTTCCACATTTCCTGCATCTATATCACCTTCTTTTATTTCAAATTGAGAATTATCTTTTATATTTTCCATATTCTTTTCTATATTTTCTTGATTTTGTATATCCATTTCTGCCAATTCACTTTCGCTATCTAAATCATAAGGTAAATGGTCTATAATTGTTTTATCACTTAATAATCCTCTTAATTTTAGCCAATTATTTACTATTTCTTGAACATTATTTGGTAAATTCCTTGTAAGTATTATTTCGATGTCTCTAAAATCATACTCTGTATTTTTCTTTAAGTTGATTCTATTTGTTATCATTTCCCACATTCTTAAAAGTTCCTTTTTAAATGACTTGTCTGCCTGTTGAAGAACTTGGTCTAATGGGAAAAACTTCTTTTCTAATGCACTTGAATTGTCTGCATCTGTAAATCCTTGGTCTGTTACATTTGGAACACAACTTATCATTAATGCCAAGTCTATACACGTCTTTTTATGATTTTCTGATGCTGTATCGTTTACATCTTTTGTTACCCATCCAATATCGCCAGTATTATCAGGTGTATAGAATACTTTAGCATTTAAAATTGCTTCATCTTCCTTTACTCTTGCTGGGTTTTGTATCATTATAGGATTTCCGTTACTATCTAACTTGTCTGTTCCATCTTTGTCTTTTACAGTTATTACCGCTTCATTGTCTGGAGTGAATCCTGTTATTTTTAGTTTTGCATCATCATTATATTGGAATATGTTTGCGTTGTTTCTTATTATCTGTTCGTGTTTCTTTATTAAAGTTATGACATTTTCAAACAAAGCTAATCCATCTGGATTTTCTACTGCAAAGGCTGGTAAATCATTCCATAAAACTGGCTTATTATCTTCCTTAACTTCTTTGAATTCAAATTTACTATTTTTATTTATAGATTTCTTTTCTGTTCCATCTACAAAATGTTTTTTGTATTTTTTAGTTATTAATTCTAAATGTGTCTCTATTCCACCTTTATCTGTGTTTTCAGTCCAATATCTAAGTAAACCTATTTTTTGTGCTGGCGTCTCATAATTCCATATTGTGATGCTCGTTAAACAAGAAGTATGTGCATACACCACTTCATTATCATCATTTTCATATAATAATCCATAACAAGCACCTGTATTAATATAATCCTTTACGCAGTCATAGAAAAAACTACCATTGTCATTATATTTTGTAATATAATCAATGATAGTTTGAAATTCATTAGGATTATTTTTTTCACCAAACACTTTGTCAAATACTTTTTTCAATATTCCTTTTTGAGTATCGTTTATTTTCTTAACTTTATATTGAGGTTCTTTTCCCCCAAAGTATCCACTTGCTATTGTTGAAATATAAAACTCTAAAGCTACAACAACATCATTTGTATCGTATTTTCTTGTATATCTATCATATAAATATTTTCTATGTTGCAATATAGGTAATGCTCTACCCCATAATGTATTTATATTCTTTGTTATATTCTCTTCTTTTAAAAAATCATCTGAATATTGTATTTTTTCTATTATCATGTTTCCTCCTACATTATTTTGTTATATCCAAAACTAATTTTCTTTTGACTAATGTAACGTTCTATTGCATAACGCATAGCATCCATTAAATGATTAAAATCATCTATCGGCTTATTTACTTTATTTCCAAACTTGTCCTCATCCCAAGTGTAATTACTAATTTCAGTTATAAAATTTACACATCTAGGATGTATTATTATTTCGAAGTCCTGAATAAATTGTATTCCGTTGTTTATACTGTCTTTTCCCTTTACTGCATTTGTTATTCTTCTTAATCCTAATCCTTGTAATTCATCTATTGACTTTGGCTCTGCACTATCTGCTGTTATTCTTTCTTTTGAATACCCCATTTGGTCTATTTGGTCATATATTGCCTTATTGCTCATTCCTTTTTGATACATTTCATCAAACACATATATTTTTTTATTTTTTAAATCTATTGCACCACAAAAAAGTGCCGTTGGGTCGTTGGTATAACCAAAATCTAACCCAAAAGCACTTTCTAAGTTCTTTATTACATTTAAATCAAATTTTTCTTCTTTCCAATTTTCATATACTAATCCATCTACAATACCCCAATTGCCTAATCCCGCTACTTGATATCTTCTTGGATTATTCTTTTTCATTCTTTCAAATACTTTTTTATCTGCCTCATCTAGCCACTCATTACACAAATAATTGGTAGTTGTTGCAAATGTATCTTCATCATCTGTATCGAAGAACCTTTTCTTTATCCAATGGTGTTCATTCCAAGGATTAAGTGTTAATGTTATTTGTTTGAATAATCCCTCTGGAACCTCTCCTCTGATACTTTCATCTATAACATCAAAATCAGCTTCTTTTGTTATTTCATAAGCTTCTTCTATCCATAACCAACATAGAACCCCAATATCTACTGATATTGATGTTACTTTTAATGGATCATCTAATCCTCTAAAATATATTTTCTGTCCTGTTGGTTTATATGTCATTTCTAATGGACTTTCTTTTATTTCCCAGAAATCATCAACCTGCAATCTATGTATCGCCCATTTTAATTCTGTAAAGCAACTATCCTTTAATGTTCTGTATGTCTTTCTTATAACCAATGTATTGGCTTGTGGATATTTCATCATATTGGATATTATCCATAATGCTGTTGTTTTTGATTTCTTACTTGCTCTTGAACCTTTGCATACTCTATATCTGCATCTACAATGCCAATATTCTGCATAGCCTTTTCCAACAATACTTTGTAATGATAATTTATTTACTTGTTTTTGTTGTTCTTTAAAAGCAACTCTATTCTGTAATATCATCTTGTATCACTACTGGTATATTTCCAGTAACATCTACCTTTTCTTTAAATGTTCCATATCTTTTACCCAATAGTTCTGCACATTTTGTTCTGTCTTGTAGTGAAGCATCTAATCCAAATTGGTCTTTTTCCTGTCCACGCATTACTTTTGTTAGATATTCTAATACTTCTTCTTGTGTGGCTATTGAGTTTTGTTGTAGCTGTTCCATTTGGAAATCTATATAATTTTGCACCAAGTAATTTGCGAGTAATTTTCTTGCATTAGCTTCTGCAACTTTTCTTTTAGTCGCTTTATATCCTGCATCAATATAACTTTGTGTTGCATTGCCTGTTTCTATATATAAATCTGCAAACTTTTTCTGTTTTATAGTTAGCTCTTTTACTTCATTACTCATCTGCCTCACTTCCTTTTCTATATTCTTCTGCTAGATATTTCATTAAATCTACTTTGCTATAGCAGTCATAGTCTTGTATGTATTTTTCTTTTTTTACCATTTCATTTTGCTCTACATCATACTCTTCCACTAACTGTTTTTTTAATACTTGATATTTTGTGCTATATTTATCATTCTTTTCACTATAAAATTGAAAACTATTAATTTTGTATAATTGCCCTTTTAATTTTAAGACATATAATAATTTATTTATGTTTTGGTTTATGTTCATTTTATATCTTACCCTTAACTGTTTTGTTTTTTAAACTTCTCTACTACTTCATTTATAAACTCATTACTACTTGCCACTATTTCACATATATCTTCATAGCTAAATGTTTTATCTTCACTATGTTGATTATGCCCGTATTCCCATAGCCACACGTGTGTTAGCTCGTGTTTCAACGTTTTTACTATATTAGCTTGATTTTTTAATAACATTATTGTTTGAGTTTTATATATTGTTATTCCTAATGTGTCGTCTCGTTTCATTTCGTTATTTATTGTTGCTTCTTCTACTTCTTCTATTGTCCACTCTGTATTGTTTATTTCAAATTTCATTATTACACTCCTATATTATAGAATGCATAGTCTTATGATGTTTTAAATAATCCATTGCACTCCAATATGTTAATCCTTTTTGTTTTGCATTTTTTATATAATCACTTGCACTTTGTTTTGTCCACTTTCTCACTTTTCTACCTCCACAACATAATCTCTCTTTGTTGTCACTCTTAAAGGCTCTTCATATCCTTTTATTTTGGATCTATCTGGAACATAGTCATAACATCTTAATTCTGTTGAATCTTCTCTCTTTGCTATTACTATTGTTCTTTTACAATTACCTTTACAGGTACTACATAAGTATTTAATCATTGTATCTGTCATGTTAAACACCTTCTTTTGTAAGATATCTTACTTTATAGAAATACATTCCCTCAAGTTTGTATTCCCCTGCTATGCAGAATTTAATTTCATATACACACTATGTAATAATGTACAGGTTTCGTATACGTCTTATAGTGTACTTCTTGCGTATACAACTATATCTCTTCTGCGCTGACAGGATTTAAACGATATAGACAGAAAATCCTAAACCTCTACGTCAACACTTTTTATACATTACTACATACTATCAATACATTTCATGTACAGTAGGTCGGCACCCCTACATCTCTTGTAAGACCTATGTACGACCTTCTTGCGTTATTCTTTCGAACCGAGCGAGGAACATTTTACATATACAGGCGTGATAGCTGCCTTTCTATCCTTATACATTTATCTTGCCTGCTAGGTCGGCTAAAAGGAATAAAATACGAAAAAATTTATATAATCAGTCCTAGCACCTGTTATATTCTATTTGACATCGGAGAAGGGGAATTGCACCCTTTAATCTACATCAGCTTTTAAGCTTACTGCGTGCTACTTTTACACTATCTCCAATATATAAAAATAAGAGCCTATCTTCTGATAAACTCTTATTTCTCCCTTAACAATAATAATATTAAATCATTTCACGATACTATTATAGCACGGTTTTTTAGTAAAATTACGCCAATTTTACGCCAACTTTTTTAATTCCTTATATACGGCCCCTACTAATTCACTTTTTCTCCTTACATATGTCCTCTCTGACAACCCATTGTCATTTATAATATCCCATTTATATTTATTTTTGACATATAATTCGTCAAATATTAATTTACTATCTTCATTTACAAGTTCTAATGCTTGTCTTACTGCTTTATATTCTTTAATTACTTTATTGAGTTGAGAATCTTCTTGCAACTTAACAACACTATTAAATACACTGTCCGATATTGTATATGGTGCTTTTGGTAGACCATCTAAACTAGGTGATCCTACACTCATTATATCTAATCTCATTGTTAATATGCTCACACAATTGTAATTATATCTCTTTAAGCATCCTACAGCTTCTCTATATTCTTCTTTACTTAATCTACTCATCCACTTCCTCCTTAGTTCCGATATTCACTATTACATTACTCATTAATGCGTTAATCTCTCTTAAATATATTATCTCTGCTAATAAACTTAATCTATCATCCATTTCTTGCTTCCTCCTTCTTCTGTTTTTCTAATATTCTTAATATGTATTGCCACAATTCTATTTGTTTAGTTAATCTTTTTCTAATCTTATTTGGAATACTCCTTGAATAAGGTTTCTCTTCTATGTTTTGTTCCTGTATTGTGTACATCTCTATTTGTTTATTTATTAAGATAATAGCTTCTTCTAGCATAGGCTATTCTCCTTTCATAAATTACTTTTTCCATCTTATGTCATGATAATTCTTTTTGCTAACTATTATTGAATTTCTATATTTGTCTAATATATTTATAAAGAGATTTATTTGACCTCTATGTATTTCTTGCTGTTCTGGACATTCTTTTGTATCACAAAGGATATGTACATCATCTGCTGTATCCTCTATAAATATCTCGCACATTCCCAATCTCCATTTACCTATTACAAAATATACATCTCTAAATCTAGTCTGAGAATCTTTTTTGTATCTAGAAAATGGTTCGTCATTTAAAAACCCAAATTGATTAATTGTTTTTTCCATTTCATCAATTATTTTGTTGTATGTTTTTCTATCCTGTATTTGAAATAATTGTTCTTCTTCATCTGACAACTCGTTATATATCTCTTTTATAGACTT